GATATCCTCTTTCCATCGCTCGAAACCCTTGCCCTGGTGGATCGCCCTGGAGATCGAATCTCGAAAGGCCGTCAGCACGGAAAGCTCGGTTGCCTTGGCAACGGTGAAGGCATGGGCATGCTCGGTTGCCCAAACGTCGAGCCAGCTGAATGCCGGCTTGAGCCCCTTGCCGTCGAAATAGCCGGTCACCTCCGGCGGCGGGGCAAAGCCGCGCTTGACGTCGGCCATGGTCAGTCCTTCACGTCGCCGACGCCGCGCGAAATCGCCATCAACCGCGCCAGGCGCTCCGTCAGCGGCTGGCTGTCGGGCGATACCGCCTCGATCGCCGCCAGGGCCTCTTCAAAGCTCGTCGCCTTGTCGATCGCCGCCAAAAGCGGCGCCAGAAGCGGTTTCGAAATGGCTTCGAAATCATTCGGTACCAGCCCGGCTACGTCGTCGGCCGCGTAGCTCTGGCCGGTCGACCGATTGTAGGCCAGCCGCTGGCCGCTGCAGCACGGGCAGTCCTGGCGATGATTGAGCGCGTGATTTAGGGCCGGCGGTGGATTGCCAGCCGGAGGGTTGTTTGGTGGAGGATCGCCGGGCGGTGGCGCGGCGGATTTTCCGAGTAGCTTGTCCTGGCCCGGATCGCCAAGCGCCAGCTCGTCCCGTACTTCGGCCATGCTGACCTCGCCGCCGAGCTCGACGAATGTCTTAATAACCGCGATACGCGTCGAGTCGTCCTTGGGTTTCGGGACCGGCAGCGTCAGGCGTGGACAGTCTTCCGGCGCCAGGCCGTGATTGAAGGCGCAATAGGGTTCGACAAAGCCGATTTGCAGTGTGTCGGCGACATCATCGGCGTCCGCCTCCGCGATGTCGAGGCGCACCCGATCATGAACCTCCGCCTGGGCGAGGCTGGCGCCATCTTCCGCGGTCATGGTCTGGCCCACCGTGACCTTGGAAATTTCCTTGTTGACGAAGCCAGTCGCCCGCTCATGGGCGTCGGTGCCGCTTGCGGTCTTGACGTCCAGAGTCTCAATAACCATCGACGCTGGAATGGTCACAGCCGCGTCCGCGACCATATTTGCAACCGCGCGGAGCAGCGTCCGTTTGTCGGCCTCCGAGGCGCCGGGGCCCCATTTACCAATTCGGATCGGGATGCCGTAGACATCAAGAAAAGTCATCCAGTCCTGCAGGGTGAAGGTCTTCAGCAGGAAAAGCCAGACGATTGTCCAGCCGATTCCATTTCGGATCGGCAGGCCGGATTTGAGCTGCGGCTCATGGACAATATACTTGCCCGGTGGCAGCTGCTCGCCCTCCGATGATCCATCGACTCGCAAGCGCAATTGCCTGCCGGTCAGCCGGTCATATTGGAACCAGCGCGGGTCGCGCCATTCCCAGGCGCGCGGCCGCCAGCGCGGGCCACTTGTGTCCCAGATCATTTCGACGGCGGAATAGCCCTTTGAGACGCCATCGAGCAGATCGAAGATGCAGCGCCGGAAACGCGGCGTCCGGACGATCGCCCGCAGCTCGTCGGCGATTTCGACGGGCTTGCCGCTTTCGGCGGTCGCTTCGATCTGCGGATCCAGCCCCCTAATCGCGAGCTTGCGCGTCATCAGCTGCGAGCGGAAGTGCGCATCCCTCATCTCGATTTCTTCGAGAAGCGCCAAATATTCGCGCGTGTCGCCGTCCTGTGATCCAGCCTCGCGGAGGATGCGGGCTACCTTGTCGGGCTTGAGGCCGGAGGCGATCGTGTCCGCCCAGGGCGAGCGGACGCCGGAAACCGTCGGTGTCGCCTGCGCTTCACTGAGGTCTTTGGCCGCGACGGCATAGGATGAACCGTCTGGGAGGAAAATGCGCTTTTGCATGGCTGTCACCAGATCGGGCGGCCGGAGGGCTCGTAGATGTCGGAAAGCGCTAGGCGGTCATCACCGGCGCTGGGTGTGCGGTAGTCGTATTCCTCAACATCCATTTCAGATGCCGCATGCGCCAGCACCCCCGCGACCGCGCTGTCACCATGGCGGTCTTCGCCGTCCGCGCCCTGCAGATGGTCGCTCGACATGCCAGGAAAGCCGTTCTTGAGAATGACCAGCCGGTGATCGAGCACGATGTTTTCGCCCCCGGGTAGCAAGAAGGTCTGGTCTTCAAGGGCGGACTTGTAGCGGGGAAAATGTTCGGCATACCAACTGGCCGTAAACATGACGCATTCGACCCGCTCCGGGCCATATTTCTGCGCGGCGGCTTCGGCATGTGACTGGCCGTTGCCGCGCGCATCGAGCTTGGCGAGCCAAAGCGGCAACATGTCGAGGATCTTGAAAAGCAAGTGCCGCTGCACGTCGAAGGACACGCGGCGGAGTTCCAGCAGGAATGCAGGCCGCCAATAGCCCTTGGTCAACTCTTGCGAAACCAGAATGGCGCTCATGTCGCCGTTGCGCCCGAAATCTTGGCCGAGCACGCTGCGGCGCTTACGGTCAAGACGGTTCAAGAGCGGCAAGAGGTTAGCCTCAAACCAACTATCCGCAGCCATGATGCGGTCGGGGCGCAGGTAGAATTCCTCTTCCACCGCCCATGTCGTTACCGGCGCCGTGCTGTCCTGTGCCCGCTGAACCAGTGTGCGGGGAAAATAAAGGCCCGATGACTTGCGTGGGATGGCTTCCAGCTCCTCGTCACGCGCCTCGACGCGGGGTCCGTAGGAGCGAACGATCGTCGACACCCACTTGGTGAAGCCGGGCTTGTCGTTGCTCCAGCCGCGCTGCTCGCACTCCTGCGGGCCAAGCATCAAACGGACGCGATCAAAGAGGCCGTTCTTGATCGCCAACGAAAACGGAATGTGGTGGATCGTGTAGTCGTACAGGCCGGCTTTGGTGTCCTTGATCAGCTGGTTGAATGGATTGTCCTCGCCATTGTGCGAAGAAATGATCCGGATGCGCCCGCCCCAGATCAGCAGCGCGTTGACGGCATCGAGCACGGACGCCACGTCTTGATGAAAGGCGGCTTCGTCAATGACAACGATGCCCTGAAGGCCACGAATATTGGCCGGCCGCGACGACAACGCGATCACCCGAAAGCCGGACGCGAAAGTCACCTTATAGGCGGCAATGAACTTGGTGCTACCGTCTGGCTGCTTGTCCGGAAAAAGATAATCCTCGACTTGGGCCGCTAATTCCTGGCTGACGATACGAGCGAAGTGCGCAACATAGCGGATGAATTCGAGACCCTTTTCCTTCGTGTCGCCGATATAGAAAATGTTGTCTCCACCTTCGCTTTTCTTGGTCGCGGCTATCAGCGTGTCATCGAGCGCCTCGGCATAGGTGATGCCGGTTCGACGTCCTTTGGCGGCCACCTTGAGCGGCGACTTGTCGGAAATCCAATCGACCTGGTGCGCCATCAGGATGCCGTCGGCCAGCGGATCATGCCCCTCCGGCAGCTGGCTCGGGGCGAAGAAATCCGCAAATATCTGCTCGGATGTCCGAACCTCGGCCGGCGCCAGCGTATCGGTGCTGCGGTCGCTCATTGCCGCACCGGCGGAACCAGCGGGACGGACGGTACCGAATGGGCATCCGGCGGCAGCACCTGAGCGGGCGCGCGAACGCCGAGCAGCTTGCGCCTGAGATCGGCGGCGCGCTCAGAGGAAATGCCCAACTCGTTGGCGACGTGCCCAACGATTGCCCCGAGCTTCTCGTTTGCTTCCTTTTCCGCCTGTGCCAGCTTCTCGGCCGAGATTTTTTCTGCGCGAGCGCGCATCTCAAGCGAGTGCCGCTGCCCGACGATGATCTCCTTGTAGGCCTTTGCCAGCTCCAGTGCGTTTTTGGTATCGAGGCCGCCCTCGCTGTCCATCAGCTCATCAATCAGCGTTTTCAAGAACTCGCCGAGAACAATGTCGCTTTCACCGATCACCTCGGGCTTGAGCTTGGGCGCGATGCCCGCATAAACTGCCGTGCGCTCGGCCAATAGCCGCGCCCGCTTGGCAAGCCGCATGGATGTGCGCGAAAACGCCGACCGGCTGATCGGCCCAATACCTTTGTCAGCAAGCCTCGTGTTGAATTCGACCAGGATGTCCTGTTGCGTCCGCTTGAACTCGTTGAGCTGGGCCAGCGCCCAAAGGCGATCCTCTTCGGCTTCGGCCGGCAAAAGCTCGAGGGAGGACAGGACGCGGCGTTCGCCCATGTCAGAGCTCCACCTCAGACGGCCGCTGGACGCCGGCGATCGTCACCAGCCCCCGCGCATGCTGCTCGCCGCGCTCCGTCAGCCGGGCAATGCAGACGCTGGCGGCCCTGGTCAGGGTAACTGCACCCATGTCGGCGAGATAGGCATATTGCCTCTCGACCCACTCTCGCGGCTTGTCCAATATAAACACGGCGAGCAGCACGCGCCGGGCCGCTTCCGACGTCATTGCTTGGTTTGATTGCGCCCGCAGCTCCTTGAGGATGATCAGCCGCGCTTCTTCGGTAATAATTTGTTCGGTACTCATTTATTGTGGGCCTCCTGGAACGCCATCTCCTGCAGCCGGACGGCGATGGTGGCGATAGGCTTCATGCGCTCGTCCATGGTCTCCATCCGCCCCTCGATCTTGGCTATCGCCAGCTCAATGCGGTGCGTCGTGTCCCTGTCGGGCGAGGAGTTGACACGCGTGGTCAGCCCGGTAATTGCCGTCTTGATATCAATGAGGGCACTCTCTAAGGCAGCAACCTTGTCGGCGCTGGCCTTTTGCCGAGCGGTGATCACCACGTAGATCAGTGTCGCTACCGAGATCGATGCCGAGATGATCTGCGCCAAATTGCCGATTTCAAACGCCTGATCCATCCGATCGCTCGCCCCCGTCTTCGCACTCATAAAACTCGCTGAACAGGCGGCGATTTTCCGCCGCCTGTTCGATCATCACTCGCGCTTCTCGGAGGGTCTCTCTAAGCGCCGCCAGCCAGCCGGACTGTCGTTCGCGCCGGCTGCCGCTGATGCGGAGGATCGCAACGATCAGCCGCACCAGCTCATCGAGCGCGTCCAAACCGTCATCCGGCCTTGCCGATGACCTTCGTAGCCTTGACCCGCCCATACCAGGCCAACGCCAGCCCGCCGACGGTGATTGCCTGGGTGGCGATTGCGCCGACCTGCTGCAGGATGTCCGTCGCCTGCGAAATGTCGGCCGGCGACAGCGTGACGCCGATCAGCGGCAGCACCTGGCCGACACCGGCGATCAGGATGCCCCAGATGGTCCGGGATGCGAGCAATGACTTCGGATCGTCGTTCATGGGTCCACTCCTTGGGTCGGGGTGCGCCGCCTTGGCGCTTTGCAAGGGCAGCCCCTCGCGGGCCGCCCGATCAGCCGAATGTCATGCGGTCAACGCTCCAGCGCTGCCCAGGTCTGCGGGCCGACGATCCCGTCGACAGACAGGTTGGCCATACTCTGGAATTTCTTGACTGTGGCCTCGGTTCTGGGCCCGAAATAGCCATCGACCGTCAGCTCCCAACCGCGACCGACCAACAGCCGCTGCAGCAGCTTGACATGGTCGTGGTCGATATCGCCGCGCATCAAGGTCGGATGGGGGGACGCCGGTGCCGTCTCCGGCGTGATGGGGCGCGGCTCGGCTTCGACCATCGCCAGGGCGCGAGCCTCGACCTCGTAGACCCGTCGCATCCAGCCGCGCCCGAAATGCGGATAGTCCGACAGGCCGCGCAAAAAGGCCCGGCGGATATCACAGACTTCGACGATAACGTCCGCCGAGGCCTTGCCGCTGCGCAACGAGGCAAGATCATCGGAGTCGATACGCCCGTCGGCGGCCAGCCTCGCCGCCGCCTGCAACATGCGAATGGCGCGGCTCGGTCCCGAATTCACGGCGATGTCAAAGACGGCGTAGTCGAGACCGTTCGGCAGGTCGTCGGCCTTGATCGGCGACCAATAGCGCGCCTTGTAGATGGCAATCGCCGTGTCGCGGCTGAGCGCCCGCACCTCGGCTTTGCTGGCCGGCCGCCCCAGCCATTTGGACAGCGTGCCGATGGTGATGCCCATGTTCGTGGCGCCGCCATTGTCGCGGGCATCATCGACATAGCCACCTTCGGAGGCGAGCAGCCAGGTCATGACCTGGGCAATATTGGCGGCGCTCATTGGCGCGCCCGCTGGGTGTGGGGGCTTTGCATGATCCGACCTCGACAATGGTTCGGTCAGATCGTGTCGCAACTGGCTCGGTCTTCGGGGGCTGCCTTGCGTCAGCCCGGCCAAGTTTTGCCTGTCCTAACAAGGATGCAGGCGATTGCGGCGGCGCGCAAGCCCTTAGAACAGATCGCCCTGATCGGGGTCCTTATCATCGAGAGCCTTCGCAAGTCGCCAGCCGTGCCGTTCCGACAGCCCGGCGCGCGCTGTTGCCGTTCGCACGCCTGCGCCTTCCTGCCGCGCCGCCACAAAGGCCTCGCGCGCTTGCCGCCTGGCTCTCTGGATCGACGAATATCCCGCTGTCGGCAACACAACCTCCAGCCCTTGCGCCCGATCGTCGGCGTTGATCACACGAAAATGGTCAACGATCTTTTCGGCCGCCTCGCGTCCGACAATCGAGATCAGCCAGCAATCTTCCTTCATTTGACCAGGGATGCGCACCCGCTTACCGCCCTTTATCCGGGCCAGTTCCGAGGCAAGTTGCGTTCCTATGACCTCTTCGATTTCACCGAGGATGCCGGGCAGCGTGGTCATGATGCCGCCCCCGCGATCTGGGAAGGCCGGACCTGATCAACCTCCAAGGGCCAGCGTGTAGAACAGCCGTAGTTCGCGATTTTCAAGCACGCGCGCGATCCCTGCAGCTTGGCTCCTGATCTGGCCCGGTAGCCCGACATCTTCAGCCAGCCGCCGCAACAAATCCGCTTCCTGTTCGTAGGGCGCGGGTGCGCCATTGCGCCGGC